GCGCAGCCTTTGCATGAGAGTAGCCTTCCTGGACCGCATTCACACCCTGACTCTTCCATGACAAATATTCGCATATCAGGAAATCCGGCACCCCGGAGACCCGCAGGTTGGTGTTGAGCGAGTGACGAAGGATGTGCGGTGTCAGATTCTCCCAGCACTCCCGGTTCTCCTTGCATATCTCTGCAGCCTTTTCCCTGAAGTTATTGAAATGGAACTCGACCCACTTCTCGTTGATCGGCTTGCCGCTCTCCTGTCGGAAGATCGGACCGAAAGAATTCTCAGCCATCTGCTCCTCGATGATCCGCTGGGTTATAGCTGCCATGGGTATCGTGCGCTTCTTGCCCCACTTCGGAAGGCCAACGTCCCCGCGATAATTCGCCAACGCCCGGTCTATCACAATGTTCCCGTCTTTTATCTGCTCCCTTGTAAGTGCTACTGCTTCCCCGCGTCTCATACCTGTGGTGGCCAGCAACACAAAAAGGCGCCATACAGTCCTCGAGTAAAAGATATCAGGTCTTGCCATGACCGCTGATATCTCCTCTGCAGGAAGACTGTGGCGCCTCTTCTTGTCGTACCTGATGTCAGGCAGCTTATAGGCCGGTGAGCTCGGTATGAGTCCGTCCTCGGCCGCTGTGTTCATGATGCTCTTCAGGAGCTTGTACTCTTTCCGGGAAAGCGATGTGGATCCATGCTTCTTGACGATCAGCGTTGCGATGAATTTCAGATCTGCCCGCGTGATGTCAACCAGAGGAGTGGCCATGTACCGGGTTCGCTTGAGAACCTCGAACAGTTTGTCGGCAACGTGCTCTTGGTTATAAGCATGCCGCTCGCTGTAATGAATGTCAGATATGAGAGCCTGCTGGTACTTGGGGTTAGTATCGACCGACCTATAAAGGGAAAGCTCCTCTCCGAGCGTTACATCCATGTCACACCCGTCGTTAATCTTGTCGATAAAATCTCTGATCACCCGGTTTGCATCGATTTTTCGCTTACATCCGGTTCCCCGCTGCTTTCTGATCCCATCGAGATCGGTAAACATAAAATACCAATAACCATTGTCCCTTTTTTGTGGACTGGGATAGTCTCTCTTTGTAGCCATGCCGGGCTCCTTTTTTCGCCAAGTGTAACATCGGTGTTACATCTTGATGCGATTCGTTGGATTGGCATGCTTAACAGGGGCTTACAAATTGTTTCACCATAACACTTTGTAAGTAAGCGCCCGACGGGAATCGAACCCGCCTCTTCAGCTTGGAAGCCCGATATGCATGCCAGATTTCGCTTTCTGACTATTTTTTGTTAATCCAATGCCTATTTAATAGGGAATGAAAGGACGTGTCAATGGTTCACGAGGCAAAGCGTAACACTGCGAGTAACAAAAAATGCCCTCCGAAGAGGACATCATGTGTTAAGTGTAATCATCGTCAAGGATCCTTGAGTAGGATTCCCCTGATCTTCTCCAGGTATGCCTTCAATGAATCGGCATAATCCTGCCAAGCATACATGAGAAATTCAAACTGCACGCTATTGTGCAGCAGATCCGCATCGGTCATCGGCTCCTCTATAAGGTTGACCGGAACCCTCTCTGGTTCAAAAGCATTGAGGGTTGGTAGTACATACTGAGGAACTTCGACAACTTTAGTCTGGCACCCGCTTAGCACGAGCGCGAGCACGATTAGACTGATCAGCAGCCAATTTCTTGACCTTATCACTCAGTGGGACCTCCTCTGTTTCCGGAATTTCTTCGATAGATTGGATCACCTCCTCCATCGCCTCGTCGTTGCCATTTTGCTTTACCACGAGGTCGTCCTTGATCTTGTCGGCCTGGTGCTGGATGTCAGCGATCACCTGAAGTGCATTGCGCTCACCCTCGGCCTTTTCTGCCCGCTTAGTAGCCTTGGATGCCTTGGCCTTTTCAAACAAGAACCCACCGCCGAAGATGGCGGCAATAGCCAAAAGAATCCATCGGATAATTTCATCCACCGAGTGCCTCCTTGATTTCCTCGTCTGTCATACCCTTGCTCCTCATGAAGAAACGCGCGACTGGCCTTCCTATGCGTTTGAGCACCTCCATACTGAGGTAGTATTGACCGAGGAACACCACCAGAGCGTAGAGCACGATGATCTGGATGGCTCCCGGAAGTTCCAGGGCAGACCACACTACCCACGACAGCACCACAGAGAGCAGTGCAGGGATGGTGATCTGCATCCATGTAGGAAGCGACTTGCGCTTTTTCTTGGCTAGGAGCTTCATCCACTCCATAAAGGCCGATATGGCCACTGCTACTATGAGCAGTGCACCTCCAAGCATCTTGTAATCCATGCTACCCTCCTATAGATGTGGGAGGATTCCGACTGCAGCTCCTATAGCGTCAGCCAGCAGATCCCACCAACAGAAATGATTCCCCTTCTCTTTTGAGTCTAGAAACTCTTTCAAGAAGCCTATTGCCATCGCGATGGTGAGGCCGAGCCACCACGTTATAAATCCAGCACCCAATGCAATGGTCACGCACCATGCATAGTGCATATATTTGTCAGGCGGTATCTTCATGTAACCCTCCATATATTCTTGGTATGTTCAGTGCGCGATATGCGTCAGTAGTCCATCGGCAATGTTTCATGTAACCTTTGAAAGATTCGATGGAAGCGAGGAGCTTCTCCTCTGGTATCAATCCTTTGGAGACGAGCCATGACAATTTTTTGAATCTACGCTTTGCCGCTTTCACGTTTCGCTTACGTGGATCCATATGCCTGCGATGAATACCGTAGCCTGCAAAATCTATACCGGCATCAAATACCTTTGATTTTGTGTACCAGTATTCCGCTATGGCAATGTGTGATTTATCCTCATTGAGTACAAGTCGTAATACATCTTCTGCGTATCTTCGAGCCTCGGCAAACACGCACTGCAGATGCTGATAGTCGGTGGATACAATAATGATGTCATCCATATAGCGAGCATAAAAACGACAACCGCACTGATCACAGATATGATGGTCAATCGCATCGCCCACCAGGTTAGCAAGGAGTTGACTGGTAAGAGATCCGATTGGAAGCCCTGTAGGATAACTGTCGATTACTGTATCAAATAGCCAGATTACAAAATCATCAGAGATTACCCTCCGTACGAGCCTTTTTATTACATCATGGCTGATACTGTGAAAGTATTTATGGAAATCCATCCGCAAATAATATACATCACGACCGACCGGTTGTTGACGTATGTAGTGCTGAACTCTTTTAGATGCTGCCAACATTCCTTTTCCACGCCTGCAAGCGAAATTGCTGTAAATAAATCGGTTGTCAAACAATGGCTCGACTACCCTGCACAGCGCATGATGAACCAGACGATCCTCAATATCAGGTGCGCTGATCTTGCGCATCTTCGGCTCATAGATGATGAATTCCCGGTATGGCTTCGGTTGATACATACGCCAAATGAGCAGGTTCTGCAGATTAATGATTCGCTCCTCGTAGTCAAGTCGATACCATAGTACAGCGTGACGGTACCTCATGCCTTTACTCATTTCATGGAAGGCTGCATCCAAGTTCTCAAAACTGTAAATCTTAGAAGCTAAATTTTTGTAAGTCTTGGGCATTGCACCCTCCGTTTAAAAATATGAACGCTTTGGCGACGTTCCTTACAGTACTAGCCGCCTAGCGAAAAACAATATTTGGTCTTGCCAGGACAAAGATTCCTTTTCCATTGCGTGGACGGTCCCCCTTAAGGAACCGACTTCTTGCATGTATAGAAGAGCAGGACGGAAGCCGAGGTTGTTGTTCGCGTTCGTGCGCTCGTTGTTCGCGTTGCGATAACCGAGGCCCGCATTCGACGTGTTGTTCCAATTGCCCCCAGCGTTGCCAAGCCGCCATCATGTTACAATCCTTGCCCACGGGTGGATAATGACTTGTTCCACCCTCCAAGTATCCTTCCGAGCTCAGCAGTGTAATTAACTGAGATCTCGAACTTTTTCTTATCGATATATTTCAACCGATCAGCTAACCTAATAACCGTTTTAAGCTCATTCAAAGCATAGTCGGCCTCCGCAACTTCTCTGATCTTATATCTCGTATCCCGGATGACCGTGGCACGCGATATATGCGTGCCGACGGATAATACCAAACTCCGGATCTGCATACCCATTGCATAGCGCTCTGCTCTAGGAAGCTGCTTCACTACGTCGTGCACAATGTAATACGCCATATCCTCCCATTTTTGCCCAGCTATCAAAACATCCATAAATCAGGGTCCAGGTTTCAGGCAGTCAGGGCCCGGTAAAAAGCAGGACGGAAGCCGAGGTAGTCGCCCGCGTTCGTGCGCTCGTAGTTCGCGGTGCGAAAACCGAGGCCCGCACTCGACGTGTGGTACCAATGGCCCCCAGCGTAGCCAAGCCGCTCACCGATATTGCGCATGTACTGTGTGCCAAGAACTGCATTGGCGAGGGTCGGCATTAGGCCGAGATAGATGAGTAGATTCGGGACGGTCACACCTTCTTTGGCAGCGAGGGACGCGAAAGAATTCACGCCATAAGCACTTGAATCGGGAGCAACATTCTCGATTGCAGTATTCAACCTAAAGCCCGCGGTCCCAGATGGAGCCGGTACAGAAACGTAATCCCACTTCAAAGTACCTGCAGTACCAGGAGCGACAATCGATCCATCAGGCATGATTGCCTTCCATTCAGTCGAGATCGCGCTCTGGTCCTTAGTATTATCAGCTGCGTTGTTGTTGACGAGGATTTGAAGTTCCCCATCGTTGATACGATATCCCCCATTCCATTCTCTGACATTTCCCCTTAGGTCAGCAGGAGAGAAAGGTGTTCCATCGAGATGCCAGGAGAGTGCCCCACTTCCCGTCTTTGTCCTGGCAATGACTGCCCCGTTTGTGGAATAAACGTAAGATGCGACACCCTTTTCGGTAGCGTCTTGATAACTTTTCCCATAATTATCATTCCCTCTCGGTTGAAATCCTTCTCGAATTGCTAGCAGAGAGAGATAAGCCCACTCAGCCTGAGTCATCAAGTGGTGTCCAGATCCTTTCGCTGTGCATCGAGCAAGGGAATTGTCGAAGCTGATAGTATTCACTGGATCAAGACCGCGAAGTGATACCGCATATCCGGGATCGTTCGAAGAACCACCCTTACCAGCGAGATATTTCCCGATAAGGTACTCCACAAGATTGCCATTCGTGATGAATGAAGGATGAAGCTCGTTTCCCGTGTGGGTAAAATGAGCTCCGCTGTTACTCAAATAGTCCAACCTTGCTTTCTCTGTCGGTCTGTAGACTGTGTAGAGTGAGGGCCTACCATTATCATCGAATATACACTCATTAAGGCCGAGAGAGAGGTCAATGATGCGATTGGACATATCTCGCTGTTTCTTTTCATCACTGATCACCATATTCGTTCCAGCAAGAGCTTCCCGAGTAATCCAATCTTCGACATCAAAGATATTGTCCATCAGTTGTCTGGACGTATACCGCCCGCTCGTATATTTCATAGCATTTCCTCCATCATGGGATCATGTTCTACAATGGGAGGTGGCGGAAACAAATCCGCGTGGTTCTCCCTAAAATCACGTGCCAAGGTCATCGCATATGCATTTGCCTGATCCTCCGTTCCCCGGACCTCATTCTGAGCAAGCGCATCAACTCCCTCGTCGTTAAAATCAACAGTTACAATCCATTTGTTAGTCTCATCTGCGACCGGATCTACGATATACTTCATGATTCTATTACCTCCACTCTTACCTCTGCTCCTGTGGCAACAGCCCATATAGGGACTGCTGTCGATGTATCGAATTCGATTGTCAGCTCTTCCAAGGGTTCGACTATAAGACCGACCTTTTCAGTTACCGCTGATTCCTGGCCGATGCGAATAGTTCGAACCGGGTCGAGATTGCGAACGACCATCCGGTTCCTACTAGCCAATGGCGATGCTGGCAATGCAGCTTTTGTGCTTGTAACAGTCTGTGTAGTCACAACCGGAGCGATCTTCATCTGTACAACACGAACCACGCGGTCGTGTTGTACCGGCTTGTCAACCACACTCTGCATCTGCACCCCGCTAGGGAACAAAATATCAATATCCATTAGATTACCTCCGTAAATCTGATTCCCGCGTGGCCGTCTTCAATAATCAATGATGTCTTATAGACAGTTCCATCAATGGTTACCTGATGGTTATCGCGTTCTGTGGTTTCCATCGCATCAAGGCGATTTTTCAATACTGTATAAAGCCCCGATACTGCCGAGACTCTAGCATCGACTACCTCTGAGCTGCTGGTTCCACTTGATGCGATAATATTGTCGATTCTTACATCGAGAGCATCGAGGGAGTCCTTTACCAGCTTTTCGGAAGCATAGTGACTGTCGTCTGGAGTTGCTTGGAAAGTGGAGACCTTGTTGGCGACGAACTCACGAAGCAATATCGCTTCGTGAAGAATCTTTCCTTGTCGAGCGTCGAGCACATTGCCAGACTCAGTGATGTCGAGCGAATTCTTTACATCATCCAAATGGTTCACACACTCTGCCATGAGTCCGGGAAGATAGAACCGCTCCTGCACCCCGCCCTCTACCTGTACAAGGATCCACTCGGACCCCAACCAAGAAACATGTATCGGTCTCTGAATTATCGATTGTTTTTCACTCATTTCAGCCTCCAAAAGCCCCACGGACTATATAGACGATTGCAGCGCCAAATCCGGTGATGATCAACCATTTCACAATCCCGTAGACACCGGTTCGCCACTTCGTCTCCACAGCTTTATCAATCTGGGCGGGAAGGTTTCCCTTGAGATCCTCAAGTTTTTTATCCAGGCCATCAATCTTCTTATTCAGCTGATCGAGGCTCGCTTTGACTTGGTCTAACATCATGGTGAAACGTTCCTCCAGTCGTTCTATGTCCTTCTCATTCTTGATGCCCTGTGAGCAACTTTCCATGTAAACCTCCTTCATCAGACTATCCTTAAGTAACCACTACCATCTCTCCATACCCTATTGGTCTCTGTTGGAGTACTATTAGGAATATTTTCGATATATAGACGCTCACTACTGGGGTCAGGAAGCTTCCAATCGGTTATAGATACCATGACGTGCTGGTTATAAAATCTTCCTTGGTAATCATCCTCGTCGTTATAATACGGTTCGAACCCCTCAGCCATCGCCACCTGGGGATCACTTGAGAATGTAGGATATGCAGGGTACGAGCTTCCCCAGTTGTCCACCTGTTTCTCGCGGCAATACTTAATTAAGCGCTCAGTGCCGTCGGTATACTTGATGCGTATGGCTATAATCCGTCCGGTAGCACTGAAGTTGTGCCAGTTGAAGAACCAGACGCGCCAGCGATCGTATAGGTCGTACATAGGCTCAAACTTAACCTCTGCGATGGTCTTGCTTTCCGCCGTACCTCCCGATGGTATCCAGGTTCCGATCGGGAAACTCCTTGTCTTCACTCCCGCAACATACATGTTCGCAGGATCCGGACGAGTGCTGTATGATCCGACTAGAAGGAGATCCGGTCCTGTGGCGAGGCCGGTCTTGATCGTGTGTGTGTTCAATAGGCCGGAAAAAATACCGGAGATGGCAGTGAGGCCGTTAACAATGATGTCATCAAGTTCGGCACCCTTCGCGTACAGCTTCCCTTCTGCATCGATAATCATATTATCGTCAGGTGTCCGGATGCTCTGGGTCACGGGATCATAGATGAAATTGTCTCCGAAAAATATCTCTCCCGAAGATGGATCTATCCTAAAGATAACCACCCCATGATAGGTAACATCGAATATCGGTACCTTCGGAGCCCCTTCTTGTGAGTAGTCGTCATCAAAAGCCCTGAAACGGAACCCGGAGCCAGGATCGTCAGTCCCCTCTCCTGCCTGGATGTTCATAGCCACCAAAGCCTCTGTATAAATCGCCGCAGCGAAAATTACCTTCCCAGACTCCCTTGCAATTTTAAAAGCATCCTTAGCCACTATACCTACGCTTCGTGAATCAGTCGTACTTTCCCAAGAATCACCATCCCATCTAAGCACGTGCCCGAACAACGGATCCGTATCGATCCATTCCTCTGATTCATCCTTGGGTACGTACAAAAGGAGATCGCCTACTATCAGTGGTTCTCCGGTAGGTGTGGTGGTGGGTAGTGTCTGGCTGTAGTGATAGCTAAAATATGCCGCTTTCGGTTCTCCGTCGTACACAACAGCAATCGTAATCGTCGAAGAATATGTTTCCCCCAGGTATTCCATAGAGACAGAAACTGTGAATGATTCAGCCGTAATAGATGTGACATCAAGAGTCTTGGTAACCGCATCGACATCGAGGAGGGTAGCGTTGAGACTGGTCCAAGTTATACCAGTCGAGGGAAGGTTCTGCAGCTGAGCCCTGAGCGTGATATTTCCGCTTCGCAGCACTCCCCTGCCAGAAAATTCTATGGTGTAGCTGGATGCCTCAAGGCGGATGTCTCGAGCAGGTTCTCCTGTGAGTTTTGTGACCCTCCAGATTGTTGGCCACGATTGATCGGGAGGTGCATAGGATCCCACACGCATATATACGTACTGTCCAAGTCCGGGAGTCGGCACTTCGCTTGTCCATCCATCTTCTCCAAGGATCCAATCGTCCTCACCAATTGAATAATCGTCTTCGCCTATCTCATATGACTGATCTGTTGGACCGTCAGGGCCGCCAAGGCCGTACTGCACAACAGTCACTGTACCGGGAACTCCGGGAGGGCCGACAACGGGCACTGATGGAGCTGTAGGACTCTCTATAACCTTTGGATTATATTCTGGAACATACTCTGCAACTTCATCGACTATTACGTCGGTACGCATAGTAGCCAGTGTGGATCCCGTAGCCTTGTGGTTATAGGTCATGAGCCTACAAGCGATGGATTCACCATCGTCAGTGATTACCGTGCAGCCCATGCCCCTCTGGATCTGTGGAAGGAAGATAGTGGAGAAAGAGAAGCGCCTTGGACGGACCTTCCCTTCATCTACTACCCTCTTGAGTGTTTTAGCAATCTGTACAGCACTGGTAGCATACTTACCGTCGATAGTCTTATCGACCAGATCCACATCATCTGTAACGGATCCATCACGCTCGATAACCTTCTGTGTCTTTGAGTGGTAAAAAGGCTCACCCTTGATTACCAATTTCCTGATGATAACATCAGTAGGTCCGGTATTACGGAGGATGATCTGGCTTGCCCCCGGTTCCTGCTCAGTTTCATCAGTGGATCCATTGAAGCTAATAATCGAAAGTTGGCCGCCGGTATAGTAGATGTCATTCCCTCGATGACGCCCGATGGACGGGAATTGCACATTTACGGCATAGGGATACTCGTCGTTTGTATCTGGATCCTGATACTTAAGAGATGCCACACCATCCTTTGGCCATGACTCACCCTCTTTCACGAGAATATAGCACTCTTCAGCGTCAGCATTCCAATTCTCGGTATTTCTATAAACCTCCCGGAGCGTTCTGTGCTCGTAGACCTCTATATCGCTCTCTGCCTTATTACAGAGGACCTCCCTGCGTACCGTTCTAATCTTACCGATCACACGTGAGCTGTATTCTGTTTCCGCTGTATCCGGATGTGCTATAAAAGTCCACTCTGTTGTTGGTTCAGTCCAGGAAAAATCATGCGGAGATCGGAAACGTAGTCTTCTCAAGTGATCGAAATACATGTCAGCGGCAAATGCATCCCTCAAACTCTGTAATTCGCGCCATGCCGTATCCTCTCCGATTACCACCACATCCTTTTCATCTAATATAGAGGAAGTATCAAAGGTATCGACTCCCATAAGGGAGCCCAAATAGTGTACGAGAGAAGATGAAGGATTGCCGGGATCGCAAACCTTGAAGCCCGTCAGGACCGCTTTAGGAGGCTTTCGCTTCATACCCTTTGTTCTGGTTCTGTCCACCAGCTCCATAGTTACATAATCATCTGTAATGTATCCTTTGGATCTGCTCATACCATCTGTAGAGACGTATCCGCCAAAAATCTGGATCCACTGGCTGCCGTCGTGCGAAAAATCGATGTAGGCCGGGCAGTCTCCAAACAAACCTTCAGAGTACGATCCATAATTCTTGAATGAGATGTTATTCCACTTCTGATAATCGCTGGATGCATCACAGGAAGGAGGCGTATCAGATATAAGAACAAGATCCTCCCCCTCGTAGGTGATACGGATCCGAAGGAACTTTGCTTCCCGTTGTTTGAGTGCTGCTAGTGTTACCTCTGGAAGCGTTATTGAATATTGCATGCTACCCCCGGACGAACGACACGCGGCCGCCCGATCCCAGATATGCTTCTACCGCTTCTACAAAGAAACGGCCAAGCTCCGTCATACCACCATCACCAATGACATTCCCCTGTACCACCTGGTGAACTTCGATGTTGTATGACTGAACAGAGGTCGAGGATCCCGAGACTCCTGAACCGGAACCGCCTCCGATATAGGAGGATCCCGCAGCAGTCAGATCACCTGTTGAGATAGCTGTCAGCTTTCCGTCATCAAGGCCTGGCACATTCACTTTATTCAGGTTCACACCAGCCCATCCAAGCGCCCAGTTGATCGCAGAGATTACTCCATTGACGATCGATGCAATTCCAATGCCGATCGCGTTAAAGACTGTTATAAAACCATTTCCTACTGGTACGAGGATCTTGTTGTACAGCCAGATGAAAACTTCACCCAAATATCCAATAATTGGTGAAAGCCATTGGATCACTGGAGTAAGAATCTTACCGATCGTCTGACCTAAAATCTTAAGGATCCCAACCAGAGGAGAGAGCACACTGTCAATTACTGGACCAAGGACTTCCATCATCCCTGAGAATATTGTAGTCAAAGGATTGAGAATTGCCTGGATAGATCCAAGACTAGTGATTGCCCCTCCCAGCCCGCCTATAAACGAGCTGATAGTAGAGCCAAAGCCCGATATGAGAGAGCCCAATTGCGAATCATTAAAGGATCCACTCAATGAACTACCCAACGCTGAAAATCCAGTCTTTTCTTCCTTTGGGGGGTCTTCTGGTGGCTTATTCTCTCCCTTGATACTCGAGATAACGGCTTCAACATCTATAACCCCAGCCAATTCAAGCTTTTCCATCAAGACTTCCCATGCTGCCATGATCTCCCCTAGTAAGCTTGAATCAGTAATTCCGTTCAAAAAACCTTCCAGCATATACTTTCCGTCTTCTTCTGTTTCATCAGATGCTGAATGAATTCCAAGGATATTTCTTGCACTTTCTAAATATTTTTCCCATACGCCAGATATTTTTTTATTATATCCAGAATTATTTAAACCATTCAAAAAACCTGCAGCTAAAAAAAGTCCCATTCCTTCGCCTTCTTTTGATGGAGATCTCTCATCAAGAACGCTTTTACCAATATTAAGAATGTTTTTCCACCAGTCGGTGACTCTGGTCCAGAACGATGGCTTCTCCAGTCCAAGAACAAATCCTTCACCGAAATTATCAGCCATATTTTCTGCTTCTGTTCGAACATCAAATCCGAACCAACCCTTCACCGTATCAATAACCTTAGTCCCGTAGGTATTCCATAAATCGACGAACGCACCAACAATATCGAATGTAGAAATGACTTTCCAGAGAGTGTCTGTAAAAATCTTGCCAATATCCTCTCCTTTACTAGCCCACCACTCTGATATTGTTGAAGATGAAATATCCCAGAGGGTTACGAACGCACCAACAATATCGAATAGTTTTAATGCGTTTGTAATTCCAGTAATAAATGCATCTCCAATGTCTTGGCCGATATCATTCCACCATTGTTCAATTCCGGTTAAATTCCATAAGTCTGACATGAAACCCTTAAAAGCGTCAGCAGCTTCTTGTGGATCTGGTAGTTTGTCAACTAACTTTGGGATATCAAGATTAAATACAATCGAGGCGGCCCAAAAGCCAGCTTGAGGGGACTTTGTAAGCCCTCCAGCTATAAGGCCTCCGATGATAGCAGCAGAAATATTGTTTTTGAATTCACCCCAATTACCAGAACCGGTAGCTTCAATAAGTCCAACCGCAACACTTGCACCAGCCACAACACCAGCCATTCCAATACCGGATACACCAGTAAGGAATTTAGAGCTCTTGAACGCCATTTGAGTTGCTGTCCATAATGCCGATACTGCAGCTTCGCCAAGCTTTATAGAAGCAAGAACTACAATGCCTGTTCTAAAGATATCTGCCCCAACTCCTAAAGCCTCAGACCAGTCTCCAGTCTGAAATCCTTTTTTAATAGCTTCATAAGCTCTACCACCAATATCCATCACAAATTTTATTACTGGTGTGTCTACTACAATATCCTTAAGACTGTTAAGTGCTGCTAGTGCGTGTCTAGCTGTGATCGCTATCACTTCTCCCACAAACCAAAAGACCGCTCCAATCTTTGGAATCATACCCATCGCCCAAGAAGCCCACCTGACTGTTGTCTCAATGAAACTATTGAAACCTTCAGACTCCATGAATGCGTTAAGTTTGCTTATAGCTGAATCCAGAACAGATGAGGTGAATGGTCGCATAGCCTCACCGACTTTGATCATGGTAAGGCTTAATGTGTCCTTTAAAGTGGACCACTTTCCATTGACGGTATCAGCCTGCTTCTCGAGCATGCCTGCAAACTTCCCACCTTCTCCAGTGAGATCTTGCAGTGCGTCCTGTACATCAACAAACCCGATCTTGCCAGCAGAAACGAGATTATAAACTTCCTCGGTTGACTTGCCGAGGTTTTTCCCGAGCTGATCAAGTAGAGGCACACCAGCTTCGGTAAAACGATTGATTTCCTCCATCGATGCCTTGCCCTTTGATTGGAGTTTCCCGTATGCCTGGACAAGCCTGTCCATCTTATCGGAGTTACCCATGGAAAGATCACCCATCATCCGCATTTCGTCGAGGGCATCCTCAGCTGCAGTTCCGAATGCCATCAAATTGATGGCTCCGTCAGCGATCGATTCAAAAGACAATGGAGTTGAAGCAGCGAACTTCTGTAGATCTCCGAGAATAAGTTTTGCTTTGCCCGCATCACCTATAAGGGTTTCAAACTTTATAGAGGTCTGTTCCCACGCAGCATCCTTTTTCATTGATGCAAAAAGGCCTGTCAATGATGCACCGAAGCCCGCAATCGCGGTCCCCAGGCCAAACTTAACAATGGAGGACATAGTGTTCCCGAATCTTTCCCCTACGGTATTCGCAGAAGCAAGATCTTTCGTCACGTCTTTGATGGCCTTAGATGCGAGATTCTTACCATTAATTACGATATTTACTCTGGGAGCCAATTTTTTCCTCCAGATCTTGATTTTTCAATTCGGTCCACTGCGCACGAACCACATCTATGACCCGCATATCAACCGCAGGCTGCTCTGCGAGGCCACCTGAATACCGCAGGATCCTGTAGGATCCCTTGTCATCCATCATCCGCGTAGCCTCGCGGACCCATGGTCCCCACTGCTCGAGCAGATCTGAGGGGACCCTTCCATCAGGAAGAGGATCCCCTACTTCGAACTCTGCTCCTCGGTAGACCCATCTGGTGACGTCTCGGATGTCGCTGACGTCGGATGTGCTAAAGGGTCGTTGTACCTCCGGGCAACACCACCGATTTCTGTCGCGATATCAGGATATTTCATCAAATCATCAACCAAAGCCTTGTCTACCACGGAGGAACTTTCCTCATCACAAAAATTATGCTCTGCTATTCCATACAAGATATGGAGCCTTAGCACCTCACTTGATGGAGCAAACTTCGCATCCATGAGAGCCGAGATATCCTCATCGGAAAGAACGTCTATTGCAGCTGTCTCTTCGTCGTTCTCTGATGCTATCTTGATCTTATTGGTAGCTTTTGCCAAAGTTCCCCGATTCACACCGGCTAGAGCCTTCAACTGTGCTGCTTGGATCTCATCATTCTGTTCGACAGTAAATTTTTGGGGTTTGACCCAAAAACCTTCAATGGTCTTCAGGTCAACCCGTTCCCCGATGCGTGACAAGCTGAGCTTGTTCTTCCAATCTTTCATTAGTCACCCCTTATTTATGCTGCGTCAGTAGTCAGCACATAGATCTTCAAAAAGTCGTCATAACCTTCGATATCAACTGCAGTGAAACTAAACGACTGGTCGATCGCCTGGTCACCAGCACTCTTCGATTCCTCGGTGTACTGGATAGTTGGCAGATCGATAATTGCCAAAGATCTAATGTCATCGACTAACTGGCGACCCTGATAGATCAAGAGCAGGCTGGAGATGGCATTGGAAATATTCTTCGCGCGTTCATCTTCTGAGTTGACTGTCTCGGTCTTGTCGGTCGCAGTGAGTGTCATGCTACCCGTTACGCCAAATTCTCCACGCACGTGTTTTGCTTTGGAAAGGCTGCCCTGACAGTATCCTTCATCACCGGCATGGTTGTTCGCGATCGAGACTGAGACATTCTTTGTATAGCAATACTTCGTCCCAGCGATGTATGTCTCACCTTCAGAGAACTTTAGTCCGTCGAGATCAGCATCAGTAAGAGCTACAGATGAAGCGGACTGACCATTGATCACTTTTGTTAGGATGAGAGACCAAGTAGCCTTAACCTTAGCTTTCAAATCTCCGCTGATCGTGGCGGAATCAACAACAGCCCCAGATCCCAACTGATTATCCCCTACTCCATCCATCTGGATACTGAATGTGGGATTTTCAGTGTTTGTGAAGTTAGGACGGAACACATCAAGATAAACACCGCTATCAGCCGAGGTGAAGTGGAACACTGCCTGGTGGTTTTTTGCTTGAGTAGCTACAACAGCAACTGGAGTATCAGCTGCAGTAGTGGATCCACCATAGAGGACCTTAGCCTCATAATCAGAGAATTCATTGATTGCAGTGACTAGAGTACCAAGGGTCTTCCCAGTGAGATCTAATACACCGGCCGTACCAAATCCAGCATCCTCGGCCTCTTCTCCAAGATCACCGATATAGGATGTGATGCTCGACCCCGATGCCACAAGCTTACAGGATGCTTCGTCGCCCTTGTACGTGATGAAAATTCCGCATCCTACTTGCACCTTGGCAACACGAACACCCAAAAGGCTGTGAAGCAGCATACCAATTGCCTTGTTGGCAGCTAGGTTTGTCGCTAACTCACTGGTATAGTCGATCGCATCGACATCAAACCCGCGAGTTGTGTTTCGTCCGGTGATGATATCCTTCGGATTCTTTGTTGGCGTCTCCAGCAAGTAGCTGAAGTCAGTCAGAGCGACCCTGCTGGTCCTCGGGACCGCAGTTCCGAGGGTTGACTCCATCCCTCCGATAGTGGCTTTAGTAAAAGATTTTTTTGGTGTACCCATTACGGTCCCCTCCTTATCTACTGGCCGGTCGAGTCGAACACTCGATCACAATAGTGGCCATTTTCTCCATGGTAGTGGCATTCGTCCAATATTCTGTCGTGCCACGCCTTATATCAAACAACAAATCGGTCTCGGTATAATCCGAGAACATCGACTTGATGCAATCTGCATAGTTAAGCATCCATTTCTCAGCAACATGCTCATCGCGAGTCAAAACAAAGACTGCCACTTCAATGGTGAGTATCTCACCAACGACGCATTGTCCTACGTCATCAGGCTCTCCTTGCGATGGATAGATGTTTATGTACGGCTTCTCCTTCATGGAGTCGCTGTAATCTTGGCTTACATACACCTCATTTATAGATGGAAGATCAGTAAACAACGCTACATAGTCAGCTATGTGGGTTTTTACAAGGGTCTTCAACTCTTCGAGAGCTTCATAGGTGTTGAATTTAATTCCCAAGGTTATGCTCCTTTAATTCCCTTTCAATCTGCTTCATGGCTGCCTTATCGACATACCCACGCTGATAAGCCTCCTCCATTGCCGGGAAGAACCATGGCTTTGGATCAATCCTAATTACCCCTTTATAGAAAATAGTTTTTCCATTGATTTCGAACTTCAGTGCCTGCCCCTTCATAGGCTGTATGAAAGCACCGTTGTACTCATAGATACTCGAGAGATTACCTCCATACAGATTAGCCCTCGCGCTTCTCTTATACTGCTTGTACCAGATGGACTTGTTGTAATCCCCGGTGATCTTGGGAAATGTCCTTTTGTTCACATCTCGCGCATGCCTCTTTAGCCTAAGAGCGGCAGCACCAACCACACGTGAAATAACTATAGGATCCGCGGCAAATGCATCGAGGAGGTGAGACACCTGATCGTTGAATTCCAACGATTTTTTGGTTCTTCTTCCTATTTCAAGGCCGTATGTTCCGATCATACAAATCCCATCCTTAATTCAGCAAATGTTCCATACACATCGGGAGACAATCTCGGCTCATACGAAACATTTACGCCATTAGGCATAGTCTTGGACTGTACACCATAGCTGTTGTCGTTCGAACGATTCCAAGCAGTGACAATCGCCTCTAGGCAGGCCTTTTGTATCTCTGCTGGCATGGTCTCGATCGTCCACCCGGCCGTATAGACCACTTGGATGTTGTATACCCCTTCTGTCCATCGGTAGTTATATCTCGTGACGATTCCAGCCTTCTGGTCGACGTGATATTCGGTTGGATCTATTGGATCTATGAGAAAAGTATGGTTGGAATCGATAATCACTGAGGCGACCTCTGTTACTGGAACAATGGGAAGGTAAAGACGAGGTGAGCCATTGCCACATACCACCAAGGTTCTTTCTTTACTCACGAGTTCACGCTGTGCTATCGTCTCTGCCTTGCCTGATATCCAGTTGATGAGGTTCACTACAGCGTCTTTATTCGTTTCAGTGAACTTTCCATAATCCCGGACGAAATCCCAGGAGACCAGTGCATTGCTGTTAAGATCCATGACTACCTCAATGGTGGGGCCGAAGCCCCACCGTCAATATTTCCACCTACGCAGTAGGAGCCAGTTGCGGATGTCCAAGGATTGCCCAAGCACCGAGTAGCACATCGGCATCCAAAGTACCCGTAACATCGAATGACAAGCGCACATGACGCTTGTACCCCTTGTACTGAATTGTGCGGTACTCATTAGCTGCAATAGTGGCTGCCACTGCAGTAAGGTCTCCGTCATAGTGGGCAGCATCAACCGCAGTGTAGGTTTCAGCATCGTCGCTCTCTTCTAGCACGAGTCCAACCTTTTTGGTGGCTGCATACGCACCAGCTCCGATCACTGCACCAAATACACAAGAGCCGAAGCCCTTGAGGTCGATGTCTTCTCCCTCGATGTCAGCAGCCGCAACCGCAGGAGCAGCAGCTTCCAGGAATTTGATTTTCGATTTCAGATCTTTCATGATCTCACTCCCTCCCTATGGGATTAGGGCCATCTACGCGATGGCCTTGATTGCGACGATGGCCTTGAAGTTCTTGATACCAGCGCCAGTGCGCTTCTCTGTATAGAACTTAACGAAGCCCTTATGGGTAATGGAATCACGGGTAAGGGTCATACCCTTACGATCGCGAATTGCGTACCCCTTCTTGAAATCTCCGATCAGAGCGAACGGAAGACTGGCAGCGTTGTTGATATCCGGCATGTAGTCGTTGATCTCCACCGGAATGCCAAGGAACCTTGCCGGTTGTCCCTCTTTGATTCCCTCGGTCCAGAGAGGACGCCCTGTGGTGTCTGCCAATTTCTCGAGCTCTGCAGCGGTATTTGAGTTGATCAAAAGACGTGCATTTGTGCGATAACGCACATGCAGGAGCTTCTTGGCATCGATAAACACGTTCTGCTTGGATGCATCCGCCAGCGCAGCAGCCTTTCCGGTCTTGACGTAGCCCATCTTGCCCCATTCGAGATCAGCCTGCTTTGCACAAAGCTTCTCTGTGTAAGACAAGAGTCCTCGAGGCATCTTTACGCCGGTTCCAGTGATGAAGTCACTCTCATCTTGGGTTCCAAGAGCTTCTGCAATTGCTGCCATGATCTCAGCCGCCAGATCCTCATCAGCATCTTCGAGTGCCTCGTTGGTGATTTCCGGCTGAGCATACTGGGTATGGATGGGAATCTCAACCTGAGCATACTCGGGTCCGTCTGTGGTGGATCGTTCCTCGGCCTCACCCACGTGGCCTGCCGCAGCTCCGCTGACACGTACGTTAAGCACGACGGAATTCCGGTTGGTATTCCGAACGTCTGCAATTGCACGCATAGATCCTTCAGTGGCTGCCAAGTGCAGGATACCTGCTTCGATTTCCGGAGTAATGAGGAATCCACCATCCTTGTTGGAGTCGGTCCGCAAAACATCCTTATAATCTCCACGAGCCATTGCCGCAAAATTCGCGATTGCCTTGGCCTTTGCGCTGTCGTCCTTATTCAGGCCAGCAACACCCTGCCGTTCCACTTTCGCGATGAGATTATCCATCTCATCCTTCTGGGAATCAACGAGAGCCTTGAGCTCGTCATATTTCCCACCCTTGTCCTCCAAGTCCTTGATCCGGGCCTGATAGCCTGAAATCTGATCCTTGAGTTCGTTAAGCTTCTTCAATAATTCTTCCATTAGTTTGCCTCCAAACTGTTTTGCATGTGTTTGACGATATCCATAGCCGCTGAATAATCCTGCTCCTCCTCCCGAGGAGTTGGTTCTCCATCCTCCCGATGGACAAAACCCTTCGCTAGGATCGCTTTCGCCCGGACAGCTGAGAATCCCACATCCCGTAGGGCATCCTCGGCAGTTCGGATCGTTGGCTCAGTATCATCTTCCACAATATCCTCAGGGACATTGTGGTATTTGCTTGCGTAAGTCTTTTTAATCGATGCGGCAGCCTGTTTCTCTGATAATTCGGTAGCGAATCCATTCTCTACCGCCTCATCGGCATTGAACCAAGTCTCCGCATCCAACCATTCGGTTATCTGCTCCTCGGTTTGCCCGGTGACATCGGAGTACATCTGGACCAGTTGACCGCCGATCTTATCCAATACTTCGGCCATTTCACGCATTTCTTTAGCGTTGCCGCATGCACATCCCCACGGATTGTGGATCATAACCATAGATCCCTGGTACATGATCCGTTTCTCGGCAGCGAGCATGATCACGCTGGCAATAGAGGCGGCTAGGCCCATGACATGGACGGTAAGTTTTCCTTTGATCTGCAGAAGGGAGTTATAGATAGTCATCCCCTCGAACACATCTCCACCAGGGGAGTTTATGTACAAATTTATGCTTTTCTTGTCCTTAAGTAGGGCAAGCTCGCGGGTCAGGGCACTAGCTTCGACACCGTAAGCACCAATGTAATCGTAGATGTACACATCTGCAGAGTCGCCATTCGCTTGGATTTTGTACCATTTCTTAGGCATTCTTTTGCCCTCCTTCTTCTTCCTCACCGACAGCTTTATGGTTCAAAGGCTGCAGGTATTCATCCCCACCTTCGTATGGATCCATGTTTTCCCTTTGACGGATCTCATTCGCACTAAGGAAACCGGATTCTCTTCCGGTACGGTATGCTTGATATCTCGAAAGGATATCGCCTCTCTCAAGGCTATCCATAAGGAACTCGACGTATAGATGCTTGTCGTTGAGACATTGCTGGGTCAAAGCAGTTTCTACACGCTTGCACCAAGGAGCCATGGTAAAACGAGCAAATTGTATTCCCAAATGCTCGATGTTGCTGAAAGTCGCCTTGTCGTAGTTTCCGATCATATAGACCGGAACCCGGAACAAACCAGCAATCTGGGAATCGGAATACTTGTTGCTGTCGAGAAATTGGCTGTCCTCGTTGGTTAGTGATAATCTCTCGACCTTCTTCCCGTCATCGACGATCGCCACCTTGTTCGACCGCTCTACTCCTCCATAGGTGTCGTCCCACATCTTCTTGAAACGTAGGTATGAATCCTCGTCCTTAAATTTGTTCGGACTTGTGATCACCAGGTTGGGAGTTGCGTTGTTCTTGAAGAACGTTGCCCCATACTTACTGATCGCCTGGTTCTTCCCAAACGTATCCGCCTGTGCCTTGATGATCGACCGCCCGTTGTGCATCTGGATATACAGGACTTCATCCCGAGTATATTCCTTTCCCTTTATCTTGAAACGCAGCTCGTAATCATCCGAGGTGATCACTTCTACCTGGTCGGGATCCTCGATGGGCACAAACTCGGCTACCTCGCCTCGAACCTTGACCTTCATGGCGAAGAACCGACCACGGAGGGCAAGATGCCAAACCAGCATTTCATAAAAATCAAAGGCCGTTCCGGTCTGAAAAGGGTTCTTGAGCGCCTTGGCGAACAGATGGTCCTTCACGACCGAGCGACCGCCATCATCTTC